ATATTGAATTTGATAAACTTATTTTGGACTATGATTCATATGATCCAAATGGTGAGCTGAATGCTCAAATTGCCATTATCATGCCAGAGATCAGGCCACCATGGGTTGTAACGTATGCAAATAAGATCGAAACAACCTTTAATAATTACGTACAAAGTACAAATGAGCTTGTAGAAATATTAGAAGTTTAATAAATACTACTTATGGTTACAAAAGCTTTTTCAATCGAAGACGGAAATCTTGCTACAAGGTCTATAGTAGTAGCGCGTAGAAAAGAATATAAGGATATTGATTTATCTTTTACAAATAAAACGACCGGTGAGATTTATAAAAAGACAAACGCAGCGGCGGTAAAGCAATCGGTTAAAAACTTATTGCTTACTAATAGGACCGAAAAGCCATTCGAACCTTATTATGGCGGTGATTTAAATAAATTCCTATTTGAGTTATCATCAGAGTTTGATGCGCAGGATATTCAGGATCATGTTGTTCTCGCTATTGAGAACTATGAACCAAGAGCTCGGGTATTGGATGTACAGGTTTATGTTTTTCCAGACTCGTATGAGGTAAAGGTAACCGTTGTGTTTGAGGTTGTATCAACATCAGAGATAACTTCGGTTGAAGTTTCATTAGCAAGGACACGATAAATGGCATCCACCATTCAATCATCAGATTTAGATTTTAATAATATTAAAGCAAACTTGACTGCTTATTTTAGACAGCAGAGTGAATTTGCTGACTACGATTTTGAAGCCTCTGGTTTATCCAATATATTGGATGTTTTAGCTTATAACACACATATGAACGGTCTCATTGCAAACTTTGCATTAAATGAGACATTTCTAAACTCATCTCAGTTGAGATCATCAGTGGTATCACATGCAGAAATGCTTGGCTACTCACCAAGATCAAAAACAACATCAAAGGCAAGTGTAAATTTAAGTTTACTTATTACAGCTGGAGATAGACCTAATACGATTTCAATTCCAGCGTTTACTAGATTTAATACATCTATTGATGGTAGCTCATATGTTTTTCAAACATTAGAGAATTACGTTGCCACGGATGATGGCTCTGGTGAGTATGTATTTGTGAATGAGAATAATAATCAAAATTTACAAATTGCTGAAGGCGTAATAAGAACAAAAACATTTATCGTAGGTGATGTTTCAGATCAACAGATTTATGTAATACCTGATAAAGACATTGATACTACGACGGTTTTGGTCAATGTATACGATACGACGACGAGTACATCATACACCACATATAGTGATTTAAATAAAGCAATTAGAATTGATGAGTCAAGTTATTTGTACCAGATTAAGGAAGTACCGAATGGGTATTTTGAGCTAATCTTTGGTGACGGTAGTGTTTTGGGTAACGCACCGAGTGTTGGCAATAAGATAGTAATTTCATATCTAGCCACATCTGCTAATGAAGCTAATGGCGCGGATGTTTTTACTGCACAAAATGATGTGTTCGTCGGTGGAGTTGATTATCCACTTATTACGACTACGGTTTCAGCATCCAACGGTGGTAGTGCAAATGAATCTATTGCATCAATTAAACAAAATGCATCCATCGCGTTTGCTTCACAACAACGTATGGTTACAGCTGAAGATTATAAAGCACAAATATTGGCCAATTATTCATCATCCATAGCTGATGCTATTGCTTGGGGTGGGCAGGATAACACACCACCCATATACGGTAGAACGTATGTAGGTTTACAGTTCATTGATGGTGTAACTGATGCTCAAAAGCAGACGATTAAGGATTCCATTGTCACCAATCTGACTAATAATCTGGCAATTATGTCAATTGATACTGTATTCTCAGATCCAGTAAATGTTTATTTAGAACTTACTACTAGGTTTAATTTTGATCCTGATCAAACCAACACCACGATTAGATCAGCTGAGTTTAGTGTGACAAATATAATTGAAACTTACTTTAATGAAGAGTTAAAGAAATTCAATAAAGTGTTTAGAAGATCGACATTGTTATCAAGAATTGATAATATAAATCAGGCTATTCTTAACTCTCGCATGGATGTTAAAATTCAATTAAGAATTGAGCCAACATTTGGTGCATTAAATAATTTTATACTATCATACCCAGTAACTCTAGCAGCACCAAATCTTAATACACCTACAGTTACATCATCAAGGTTTACTTATCTTGGTCAAACTGCTGTAATTAGAAATAGACTTGGCACTAATATTTTACAAATTCAGTCTCTTGCTGAAGAGGTTATCATTGATAACATAGGTGAATACACACCATCAACGGGTGTGGTTGAGCTAACGGCATTTAATCCTGAAGCAGCAACGAATGATATTATTAAAATTTCAGCAGTACCTGCCAATGAATCTACAATTAGACCATTAAGAAATTATGTTATAGATATTGATAGTGGGCTTTCATTCGCAAAAGCTCAAATTGATTATCAAAATACTCTTAATGTCCTCTCATGATTAATCCAGCAGAAGATTTAGAAAGAAGAAACTTAAGTTTCTCTCAAAGTAAAGTAAGGGAAGTACTGCCAGAGTATTTCCAAGAATCATATCCTAACTTACTTTTATTTTTAGAGAAATATTATGAATATCTAGAGGGTGAGAATAGGGATTCATTTAAGACTCAGATCAATAACTTATTTGTTTCAAGAGATCCTGAGCAAACGGATGAAGCGAGTCTGGATTTTCTTGTTGAAGAATTCGGTAACGGTTTAAAATCATCCAGTTTCTTTGACAACCCAAGGTTGATGACAGCTCTATTATCCAAGTTTTATAGAGTAAAAGGTTCCCTTGCATCAATTGAAGGATTCTTTAGAGGATTTTTTGGTGAAAATGTTGTTGTTGATTATCCAAAAAGAGATCTATTTACCATAGGTGATTCAAAAGTAGGTTATGAATCACTAAAATTTATCCAAGATAATGCCTTATACCAAACGTTTTCACTATTAATTAAGACACCATTCTCAACTGCTGATTGGCGTGACCTATATTTAAAATTTGTACACCCTGCTGGTTTTTATTATCAGGGTCAAGTAATTACACAAACTGAAAAAGCATTGGGTTTAACCAGTTTCAGTGAAGATCCATTGGAGGTGCAAGAAACTGCATTGATCCTATCATCAGAAGGTTTCATTACACTAAATACTGCATTTACAGAAACAACTGCACTATGGGATTCCAATGGTGATACGTTGGTTGATTATAGATTCAATACGTCTCAGATTATTAGTGACTATAAGGATGTAACACTAACTCAGTTGGATGGATTTTATGACACAATTGCAATACTGATTACACCCAACTCATTCACATTTGATGATTCTGATACTATAAGGCCTGATTTTTCACTATCACTCGAAACGATGGATAACGATATGTTTACGCGTTACCTTAGCGATTCAACTTTCTAATATAAATATAAATTGATTTATCCAAACGGAATAAGATATGACAAGACAAAGTATTTCTGTAGGCTCTGCCGCCAATGATGGCACAGGTGACACACTACGCAGTGCTGGCCAAAAAATTAATAGTAACTTTATAGAACTTTTCAACTGGATTGGTGATAGTAATTCACTTAATTCACAAATTTCTTTAGAGGATAGTGCGATTGCATTTGAAGGTTCTAGTACTGATGATTTTGAAACACGATTAGCTGTGGTTAATCCCACTGCTGATAGAGTTATTCTATTGCCTGATGCGGGTGGTACTATTGTCGTCACCTCCGCAACACAGACACTAACAAATAAAACACTAACCAGTCCTACTATTAGTGCGCCAACAATTACGGCACCAACTATTAACGATGCAAATAGCAATGAGTTAATTAAGTTTACAACCGTGGCGTCTGCGGTAAATGAGATTACAGTCTCAAACAATTCGACCGGTAACCCAGTTATCGTTAGTGCTACTGGTGGTGATACGAATATTAACTTAAGACTTGATGCTAAAGGCACTGGTTCTGTTCGTATGAGTAAGGTAGCATTTTCATCTACTGAGATTACGGCTAACGGCGCGGCATCGGCAAACACATCATATATCACTTGTAATAAAGGTACAGCACTGGCCGTTACTTTAGCAAATGGTACATTAATTGGTGAGTCTAAAATCTTTACCAATAAAGGTGCTGGTATCGCGACAATTACACCAGCAAGTTTTGCACAAGGCACCACGATTGCCTTGGATCAATATGATGCAGCAACACTCGTATGGGACGGAACCAATTGGTATGTGTCTGGTCATTACGGCGCAACAATAGCATAATAGGGAATAAAAATGGCAGCAATTATTACTGATACGCTGAGAAGACAAACGGCTGATACTCTTTTAACAGAGATTTTGGACACAGCAGGAAACAATAGTTACTTTATTGGTGTAGGTAAGTCGGATCAATACGACTCGAGTGATACCATAGTTACACCAGTAAATTCTTTAAGAGAACAAAGAATAGCTAGGGCAAATCTTCAATCAGTAAAACAAATTACATCTGGTGGTGCATCATTTGTGGTACCTCGGTATAACTGGGCTTCAGGTACAGTATATTCAGGTTGGAGTGATACGTATGCAGATGTTCCTGCAAATACTTATTATGTGCTTACCGAGGATAATGAGGTGTATATCTGTTTGCAGCAAGGTCGTAACTCACTAGGCATTGCTGTTAACTCTATTGTTAAGCCAAATTATACTAGTGCTGGTGTTTCACAGACACAAGCATTTGGAACGGCAGATGGGTACAGATGGAAATTTTTATATGCATTAAGCCCAACAAAGGCAAATAATTTTCTATCATCAAACTACATATCGACTCAAGTTATTACGGATTCCTCAGGTACTCCTGGATTAAACTTATTTGAAATTCAGCAAGCGCTGGTTAAAGAAGCAGCAGTGGGTGGTCAAATTACTGGCGTTTCAATCACCAATGGTGGTGTTGGTTATGCTACTGCGCCGACAGTTACTTTTAGGGGTGATGGTTCGGGCGCACAGGCAACGGCAACAATAAACAATGGGTCCGTGGTAAAGATTGAAATGAATAATGAAAGTGCTTCATTAGGTAGTGGGTATCTTTACAGTAGTATTGAGCTTACTGGCGGCAGTCCATCAGTACCCGCAGTTGCGCGTCCTATTATTACAACCATGAGCGGTATTGGTTATGATCCAGTAATTGACTTGTTATCAACGTCCATTATGGTTGTATCAAAACCGGCCGGTGACGAATCAGGTACATTCTTAACTGGACAAGATTTTAGACAAATTCTTTTAATGAAAAATCTTGAGTGGAAAGATAGTGATGGATTATTTGACGGAACATCCGGCAAGGCATTAAAAGCACTCAGAGTTGATAACGCCGGAACACTAGCCATTGATAACTTAATGTCTGGTGATTCAGCAAGTGCGTATATTGACCAAATCAGTGGTACTACGGTATTTTATCATCAAAATGAAACCACTGGTTTTGGCACATTCGGTAGTGGTGAAACCATTACTGATGATGGTGGTGGTACTGCAACCATTGTAAATGCTCAGGATAGTATCGGTTTTGGTGGTCAGGTAGATGCACAGTCCGGAGATCTCTTATACATAGAAAATAGAGCTCGTATTCTAAGAGATCCTGCTCAAACTGAAGATATTAAAGTTATTCTTACATTCTAAGGCAATTATACATGGCAACGACATTTACATCCAACACATTTGCTAATACCTATAAGGATGATTATCGCGACAGTGATAATTATTATAGGATTCTATTTAATAGCGGTAAGACACTTCAGGCTAGAGAGTTAACTCAACTTCAGACTATTATCCAATCAGAGATTGGAAGATTTGCCCGTAACGTATTTAATGAAGGCGCGATGGTTAGCCCTGGTGGCATTACTGTAAATAATAGATATGAGTATCTAAGACTTGATACTTCAATAAATCAATTACCTGATGTTGATTTAGTAGGTGAAGATTTTACCACGGCAGATACCAATATCACCGTGAAAGTGTTGCAGGTCGTTGCTGCAGATGCCTTAACTGGTGACCCTGCGACGTTGTACATTAAGTATATTGATACAGCAGATGCTCCAGCGGGTGATACCACCATTAGAGTTCCAAACGGTTCTGATATTTCCAATGGGACCTATACATTTACACTGGAAGCCTCAGGCGCTACTGGTGTTGGTACTATTGGTGCTGTTGCTTCTGGTGAATATTTTACTAAAGACCATTTTGTATTTGCTGAAAAACAAACGTATTTTATTAGCAAGTATACTTCAAATCCCACAGCAGACTTAGGTTTCCTTGTTACCGAGGATATTGTAACAGCGACTGATAACTCAGCGCTCTATGATAATCAAGGGGCAGTGCCGAATACGGCAGCACCTGGCGCGGATCGTTATAGAATTAGACTCACACTTACTATAAGAGATGAGGTTGATTCGGCAGATAATTTCTTGTTTATTGCTCGAGTTGTAAATGGAAATGTGTCTTCAGAGGCCACTGGAACTAACGAATATAATAAAATCAATGAGTTAATGGCTCAACGAACCAGAGAAGAATCTGGTGATTATATTGTTAACCCAATTACTGCTAGGTTTGAGGATTTAAATGATTCTAACTTAACTCTCAATGTTTCTAGTGGTGTTGCGTATGTTGACGGCTATCGACTCGAGTCACCAATTACAACTCTTACAATTCCTAAGGCACAAACCTTTACATCAGTTGTGGGTGAGAATGTTGTAGCACAATACGGTAACTACGTAAATCAACTTTCAGATACTGCTTGCGCGGGTCTGCCTAATATTAATAGCTTTGAAGAACTCAATTTAAGATCCGCCGTAACTCACGGTGGCAGTACAATCGGTACTGCTAGGGTAAGGGCAGTTGAACGAAACCAAAGCAAGATTCGACACTATCTATTTGATATTAAAGTAAACCCCGGACAAAGCTTCTCTTCTGTGAAGAGTATCGGTCTCAGCAGTAGTTCATATTTTGATGTTGAGCAAACCGATGGTATTGCTTTACTTCAAGAGACTGCAAATAATTCACTATTATTTCCATTGCCGAATAGCAGGCCAACGAGTAATGGGGTTGCAGTAAACAATCTTAAAGTTCAAAGAAGGTATCAATTCACATCAAGTGGTTCGGGTACGTATACGGAAACCGCTGGTAGTTTTGGTGGCTCTGGCCTGACATTCACCGATACGGGTGATTGGATTATCACAAAGTTGGATGGTAGTATCACAGCAACTTCGGCATCATTTGCTCTTGCTGGTGCTCCAACAGGTACCACTGTCAATATCACAGGTCTTGAAAATTCCACTGCGTATGAACTTATTGCAATGGTTGATGTTGCAACACCAGTCACGAGAGCAAAATCGGTAGTAACACGGACCTTGACTAAGGCATGGCCCGGCGCGGCTGATTCAGACGGCAACGGCCTAACTTGGCTAAACCTGGATAGAGCTGATGCAATTGATATTTTAAATGTTAGACTAAACAACGCCACAGGTAGAGATTTATCTGAAAACTTTATTTTCGACAATGGCCAAAGAGATAATTTCTATGCACGTGGCCGATTAATCCAAAAGACTGGTTTGGCCGTACCCACAGCGAATGTGTATATTCAATATCGTCATTTCCAACATGATCCAGGTCATTTCTTTAGTGTAAATTCATACGCAAGTATTGATTATAATCAAATTTCTAGTTATCGCAAGAACAATGGCGAAATTATTCAACT